ACAGCTTCACCCATGAGGGTGGGCTACAATATAGAGAAAGACGTGGTTCGATTCTGACGAGCGTTAGGCTTCAATTCAAAAAGAAAATTGAGAATAGAAGAACATAAACTGTTTCACCAGACATCAAAGTCAGGCCCAAACGGGCAGGCTTTGTGAACTAGTATAACAGATTTATGCGTTCTACCAGAATCTTTGATTGAATCAATAAAGATTGTTGGTGGTAAGAGATTAACTGAGAAGATAACTCTATTAGTAAAGTATAAAACTCTACTATTAAAATTACTTCCTCAGAAACCTAAGCGCGATCCGGCATTTCGCCGTCTGTCTTATTTTCCTGATAGGGAAGATAAGGTTAGAGTGATTGCTATCTTAGACTACTTCTCTCAATCAGCCCTACAACCTCTTCATAATGCATTGTTTAATGTATTACGAAAAGTGTCACAGGACTGCACCTTCAACCAAGCCTCTTTCTTAACCAAACTAAAACCTCTCAAGGAAGGAAATTCTTACTGAAGCTGCGATTTAAAAGCAGCGACAGACAGGTTCCCAATTGAGATTATTAGTAAAGTTTTGAAAGGAGCACTCCCGGATTCTTACGTAGATGCCTGAAAAGACATCATGGTAGGATATCCGTTCTTATCTGATGGTAAGGAATATTCATACGGAACAGGAAACCCAATGGGTGCCTATTCTTCTTGAAATTCTTTTACACTAGCCCACCATTTTGTGGTGTTCCAGTGTTGCCAAAAGATAGGAATCAAGTGAAAGGAAGCGAACTATGTTATCTTAGGAGATGACATTGTCATCGCCGATGATAATATAGCTCGTGAGTACCTCTCTTATATGAAGGACTATGGAGTAACTGTATCATTACAGAAAACCCATAGATCTACACATACCTTTGAATTCGCCAAAAGGTGAATTCATAGGGGAGAAGAGATATCACCTTTTCCTCTTGCAGGGTGAAAAGAAGTTAGTAGCAGGTATTATCTTGCTACCAATTTTCTTCTATCAATTGCAGACAAAGGATGGGTTGCCCCTAAAGGGATCCCATGAATAGTAGGCAGTTGATCAGGACACGGCCAGAAGAGGCCTAGTTCCTTCCGTAATAGGATGGAACAAGGTTCTCACCTGGTCGAGATCACCTTAAAGATGATAAAGGGGACCATCACAGGTGAGCAATCTATACAAATGATTGCCCAGCTTTGTGGTCTAGACCTTCCTCCAACAGAGATGTACTCCCCCAATTACTTGTGGGAGCGATCTTGTATTGAAGCTTTCACTGACTCTGCCTCCCCTCAAAAGGGTAAACCAGAACAGGGACTTGGCTATTTAGCTGAATCTCTTGTTATGATTTTAACTGATGAG